GTTCCACCGGGGTGGCTAATACTTTCAACAGGAAAACCATCTTCAGACGGAGTTCATATCGTATGCGTGCTGCCCACGTGTAAGGACTACATGTGGACGCAGCAACACTGGACTAGGCGATGTCTCGCGTAGCTATCAGTATAGGCCGAAGAGCTTCATTAAGCCCTTCGTGCACGTAACGGGGTCACTGTGATCAGATCGCTGTGAACCTCGAGCACGGGCCGCCGGGATATTCCCCGGGAGTCTCGTGTAATTGACATTTGGTGTAGTACCAATCGTCGGTCTCGCAAACATTTCATATAAAGTGAAATCTTTGTGAGCTTCAAGGAGCCGCTGTTTCTCGGCCTCTCTTTTTGCTCTTAAATGCTCTCTATCGCGAGCATCGAGGAGATGGGATATTCTTGGGTCACTTAGACGCAGAACATTCCGTTGCTGAACGTGAACGGGTTCAGCTATCTGGTTCGTGATGGAGTAGCTCTCTGTCACGCCCAGCACTACCCTCCAGTCTAGATGAAGATTGAGAGGATTGTGCAGCGGTCTTACCGCTGGAACTGGAAGTTCACCCGGATCCGGGGGAACTACCTGAGTGGGTTCTTCCTCAGACCACATGTCTGGGTTAAACCCGCTGCTGACTGCTTCATGAGCTGCGAAAACCGCGGCCACAGTCGGCGCACGCTGCATATCAAGATCTCTTGATGCTGCAGCGCTGACGGTGCGAGGGAGTAAATCCAAATCGTCCGTCTTCTGCGAGAATACCTTCCGAATGGAATGCATTACATCGCTGCCGGCATTTCCGAAGACCTTGTCTACGAATTCCGGCCTGGAGATATGCTCTCCAGTGATACGCACAAGGATGTTAACCAAGTGTAGTACCGGCTTTGTGAGGGGATCTCCCATGAGTACCCCCTTACGAAGCATTACCTGGCGCGGAGAAGTGAAAGGACTCTCTGCGTTCCAGGGTTCGCCGATCAGGGACATTGGTCCCTGAGCTTCGAACACGATCGGGCGCGGCTGATAGCACGTCGCATTCACGATCATCTGAAGGATCGGTGGGATTCCACACCTCCCCATCCAGTACTTTGATATCGCGCGGGCAACCTCGTGATTCATAGCATCTGTCGCGTTCTCATAATCGGTTGAAGACAAGAACAGATCACGGAAGGTAGTAGTTAATAACTTCTCACCGTCCGAACTTGTTTTAACTTTCTCAGTTAGAGGGTTAAAACATACTTCCTTTCCAGAGTCCGTGAAAGACTTCTTGAAGGATTGCCAAGCGTGAGAGGATTTTCCCATCCCGCTTGCTGAAGAATCTATCTTGGTCAATGGCCAGGAACAGATTTTGTTGACTACGTCTAGCACTATTTTAAGTGCGGCCATAGCCTTGGTAACCGTACGGGCTTTTCCCGGTTCGGATATCATTACAAGTGCAGCCATGCGTATTCCGCGTGGGTCCATCTTGAG